CCATCGAAACCAAGGCACCCGGTTGGACTTATAAAGGTACACCCCGGGAGAAAGCACAAAATAAATTTCATGAGCTTGTGGTATCACGAGGTGGAATAGGACTGTTCCAATATGAAGTTTGACCAGTCCGTCATCAACGAGTAATATCGCTCGAACTATTTTTAGGTAGAGTCAATGTCCAAATCTAAAAAACCACAATTATTATTTGCAGCCATTGATTTAGCTGAAGCATATGGGTATAAAAATATCACCCGGGAAATGATTGCAAAAAAAACTGGTGTTGCCACAGGTACGGTTAATCTGTATTTCGGCACCATGCATAAACTTAAAAAAACTATCATCAGACATGCATTAAGAACGGGTAATAATAGAATCATCGCACAGGCAATTTTGAATGACGATGACCTAGTTTGTAACCTAACTGTTGATGAGAGAAAGACTGCACTACTGGCAGTGGCATGAAGGAACTGCCACCAAGTTTAGCGGGTTGGTCTGACTACCCGCAATTCATATTGTGCCAAGAAAAAATCCCAGTCAACCCGGCTGGTGAGACCATCAACCCACACGACTCAGCCAACTGGATGGGGCACGAGGAAGCATGTAGCTATTCCGAACTGTTGAGTCTAGGTGTTGGCTTTGTTTTCACCGCGGCTGATCCGTTCTGGTTCCTTGATCTTGATCACTGCATGGAAGATGGCAGGTTCGTTTATAACCCAATCGCACAACAGATGACCGAGGTGTTTGATGGTGCTGCCTTCGAAGTCAGTACTAGTAAAACCGGGGTTCATTTCTTCGGGTGCGGTACGGTGCCACCGCATAGCAGCAAGAATAAAGAGTACGGCATCGAGTTCTACACCGAAGGCAGATTTGTACTACTGACCGGGGATGGTGCCCACGGTGATGTGTGGCTTGACTGGTCAGAAAAACTACCTTGGTTGGTTGACTCATACTTCCCACCTAAAGCCATACAAATTTCTGAGGAATGGAGAGACACCCCGGTACCTGAATGGAATGGCATCACTGATGATGAAGTCTTGATTGCCAAGCTGATGCAGCAAAAGAAGTTCGGTGGTCGAGCGAGTGTGGCTGATCTGATGGCTGGTAATGAGCAGATATTAGGAGTTAACTACCCATCATTGAATGAACGTGATCCGTATGACCGGTCGAGTGCCGATGCTGCACTGGCAAATCATCTGGCATTCTGGACCGGGAAGAACCATACCCGAATCTGGACCATCATGTGCCGGTCGGCACTACTCAGGGAGAAATGGAACAAGCATAAAAACTATCTAGCAATAACCATCAGTAATGCCGTGAATGGGTGCCAAAATGTTTATGGTACACAAACCCCGGGTGACTCCAGTCAACCAATAAACGATGCCACCATAACAACCGGCACCCGATTCATGAGTCCACACCAACAGCAGGATTATTTTGATGGGTGCTACTACATTACCCAGTTACATGGGATATTAATACCCAATGGTCTTGCCCTCAAACCCGACCAGTTTAAGGCAGTGTATGGTGGCTATACTTTTGCCATGGATGCACGTAATGAACGTACCACTAAAAATCCATGGGAAGCATTTATTGATAATCAGGCTGTACATTTCCCCCGGGTAGATGGCACGACATTTGACCCTAAGTTAGAACCCCGCAAAATTATCATCGAAGACGGTCTCAAATTAATCAATACCTATGTTCCCCTTTCCATCAAAAGAATCAAAGGTGACCCCTCCCGATTCCTTGCCCACCTGCATACTCTATTCCCTGACCGCGGTGACCGGGATATATTCATGGCATACATGGCAGCAATGGTGCAGCATCAAGGTACCAAATTTCAATGGTGCCCCATCATTCAGGGAGTGGAAGGCAATGGTAAAACTTTATTCGGTCGTTGCGTAGAGGCTGCTATAGGAAGTCGCTACTGCCACTCACCGAAAGCATCCGATCTGTCCAGCGGTGGATTGAAGTTCAACGGTTGGATCGTAGGCAAGTGCGGCATCTTTATAGAAGAATTATTTAGCAGTGACCGGTTCAATCTACATGATGGTATCAAGCCCATGATGACTAATGATCGCATCGAGGTCCAATTCAAAGGTAGGGATCAATACACAGCTTACGTCATTGCTAATTTCATGATGTTTAGCAACCATAAAGACCCGATTAAGATCACTTATGATCAGCGTCGATACTGGATGCACTACTGTCCACAACAGACCGAGGCTGACATCCGAAGGGATGGAATGGGTGGTAGATATTTTGTCGAGATTTATGATTGGTTGAAAAATCATGATGGGTACGCAATCGTTGCTGAATACCTGTGGACCTACCAGATACCTGCTGCCCTCAACCCGGCAACAGAATTACAACGTGCCCCACGGTCCACCAGCACTGATGAAGCAGTACTTGCCACCATGGGTCCAGTCGAGCAGCACATACTTGAAGCTGTCGAGGAAGAACGGCAGGGATTCCGCGGAGGATACATCAGCAGCTACTGTCTAGATGAGTTGCTAAAAGAAATAAGGTCCGAACGGTTAAGCCCATACAGGCGACTGCTGATACTTCAAGGTCTAGGGTATACGCGGCACCCATACCTGAGAAACGGACGTGTGGACAATCCTGTGATGTCTGAGGGTGGTAAACCGATCCTATATTATAAAGGAGTGCTTGATACGGCACTAATGAATCAGAGTTCATTGGTGAAGCAGGACTACGAACATAAGCAGGGTTACTCTGAACCCGGTGTGAGGGCAGTATGAATGAGCGAAAAAAGATAGCACGTAGAAAACAGCGCAAGACTGCATCTAATAAACCAGTTAAAAAGGGCTGGATCGTGATGGATGAATACGAGAAATTTATCACCAAGATGACCAACTGGCAGAACAGCCAGTGGTTAAGGGCAGGGAAGGTTCGCAGTGAAGCTGACTCTTTCGCAAACATGTTTGCTGCTAAATTGGCATCACCCTATACGATCAAGCGACTGACTCCATGACCTGTGGTCATAAACTAAACAGGGTCATAGACTCCCGCAAAAAACCATACGGTACATTCAGAAGAAGGGAGTGTACTAAATGTGGTAATCGGTTCACTACCATCGAGATCGAGGTGGCTGATCTCAGACATGGTGAATCAGCGTTTCATGCAACAAAAAGAAATTTATTATCGGGTATGTTAATTGAAATGGGGGAAGCTATGAAAAAATAATTTACAGTAAGGGGTTGACATCTTACTGGTAAGGTGCTATATAGTGTATTCGATTAACTTAAATACTGAGGAAACACACACATGGCACTATTATATTCACAAGCAAATACCAATCGGGCGCAGCTTGCGCTCATCTCTACACCCAAACCCATGGGTCCACGTCATCGTCCATACGCTTTTGATTCTTACGTTAATAACGTTGAAGAATCTCTTGATCGTGTGGGATTTGAAGTTGTAAATCAGGAATACGAAGTATCACCTGATCACAACCGATTTTTTGGCGCAATGGAAATTGCACCCCGGGTACTTAGCGGTGAGGTTTATACCGAAGCAGAATACAAGCTGCTTGTCGGTCTTCGCGGCTCACATGATCAAACCGTTCCCCGCGGGTTAGTATTGGGCAGTCAGGTTACCGTCTGTTCCAATCTTCTGTTCTCTGGCAACATTGCCACCTTCACTACCAAACAGACCACATTCATTCATCGCAGACTTCCTGCTTTGATCAGTGAGTCTATTGGTCACATCCCTGCCCTTGCTCAAGCACAGCATGAAAAATTTGAAGCGTACCAGCAGTACGAGTTCAAAAACGTTCGTGCCGGTGATGCAGCCTTGGTCGAGATTTTCCGTCAAGGTGGTCTGAGTGCTGCCCAGTTGGGTAAAGCAGTTCGCGAATGGGATCAACCTTCATTCGAAGAACATGCCCGGTTCGGCAAGTCAGCATGGTTACTGCTTCAATCTGTTACTCAGGCTCTGAAGCCCGGTGGACAGAATGTTAACCATCACATCATTGCTAACCGCACTGAGGTCGCTGATCGATTCCTGAGCAATCTGGTAGGTGTCGATAAGTTAGCAGCGTAATTTTGGGTAGCCGATGCCCCACCCCTGCAATGTCGTTAGCTTTGGAGAGCGACCAGAGACAGGCAGGGGCAGTCGGCAGGTTACCACGGGTGCCGGTGCCCACCACCGGCAAGTACCTAACAGGAGAAAATTATGAAAATTGCAAACAAATTTATACAAAGACACCTGACCATGCCGGTCAGAAATGGGATTAAAAGATTATCCCCCCAGATCACATGTGCCGATGACACCAAATTAAGTGTACAGGCAAGTGATGGTCACTACTGCACCCCGAAATCAAACTTCGGTCCATACTCAAGCGTTGAAATCCTGTATCCCAACACTGATGATGTCAGTGGTTGGGTACCAGTCTCACAGGTGGTGGAATTTATTAACAATCATGGAGGTGTCAAATGAGTATAAGAATAGCCACAGCAGATTCCAACTGGGGATCACGCGACAAGTTTGAAGATGTGGATCAATACCTGCCTTATAAGTACAAGGTCATAGGTGAGACCCCAGAAGGTAAAGTAATTATAGCCGGTGAAGACTATTTTGGTTGGACACTAGATGCCTACATCATTCCAAGGTTGGGATCAGCCTTAATCACATGTAAAGAATTGGAGATTGGAAATGAAAAACGATAAGGTAAGAGGCATAAAAGCGGTTAAGGAATTTGAATATAACGAGTTAATCAAACTCGGCAAATTTAAAGACGCGCAAAAAATCGCTGATGCAAATGCCGAGTGGTACCAAAGCGAATATCAACGCTGGACGGATTTAGCCGGTGAAGCAATGCTAGGTTGGACACTAGATGCCTACATCATTCCAAGGTTGGGATCAGCCTTAATCACACGTAAAGAATTGGAGATAAATAATGCCTAGAGTTACATATGTTAAAGCAGCACGTAAAGACAATAGAGTTTGCAAAAAAGGTGAACCATATTTCTGGTGGAAGTTCCGGTTCGGTGGCAAGCATTTCAGCCTGACACGTCCGAGACCTAGCCAGCTAACCCAGTCCAGTTTTTATGGGGCAGTCTACAGTCTGGTCGAGATGATCGAAGACTATGAAATTGTGCCCGGTGAAGAAGGTGCCGTTACAACCTTGGTCGATGAAGTTCGAGATGAACTTGAAACTATTCAGTCTGACTGTCAGGAGTCGCTCGATAACATACCTGAGAGTCTTCAGTATGCTCCCACAGGGGAGTTATTGCAGGAGCGGGTAGGTTGTTGCGAAAGTGCGATAGACGAACTGGACAGCATTGAAGACCCTGAGCAGTGGGAAGAAGAACGTGATCGTGTTGCCGCATGGGATAACTGGCAGAACGAACAGCCAGCAGGTGAAGGCGAGAAGGATCACAACGCTGATGAATATGCAGAGTGGGAAGGTGACGAACCTGAAGAACCTGAAGGTTTTGAGGAATTTGAAACCGATGAACTTACCGATGTCATCCATACATGCATGGATGGTGGGTAATGAGAATAGTTAAGGTAGGACCAAATGAATTTTGGACCGTGCCCGAGGCATTCAATGTGATGGATCATGTTAAGCCCGGGGCACGAATTATGTGGTTGGAAAAGCTGCCACCTAATGCAGTCAAGATCGGTGACGTTGGTGAAATAGGACAGTACGCCATCGACCGGAATGCACGTAATGTTGAGTACCAAGCAAAGTATCGCAAGAAGATGAGGGCTGCTGGATATCAGCAAGTCACTGTCTGGGTACTCCCGATTAATATTGATCGCTTAAATGCGTATGTACGGAGGTTAAAAAAATGAGTGAATTTACAGAAACAATACGAAATAACTTCAAGCAGCAGCATGTTAAAAACGGTGCATGGCTTGATGTTGATATAAGCACCGACCAGTTGGCACATGACCCGTATCATGATTACAAGGTAACCATGGGTGTCAGTGGCAAAACCACTGTCAACGTTCGACCGAACGAAGACCCTCAGATGATTGAGGACGCACTTCTGGAACGTATCACTAGCGAAGTCTACGGTGATATCAGGGTCAGGCTGGATGAGTTTATCAGGGATCGGCTCATGATGGTTGAGGCAACCGATGAACTGAAAGCCATCGTGGAGATGATGCGATGAGCGATGAACAGTACGCAATCGTTATTTTATTAATGGTTAATGCTGCCATGGCTTTTTATATCATGTACCAAGATTGGCAGTTAGATCAGTATAAAGGATATATCGAACGAATGGATCGTGAGAGATGGACCGACGAGTATGGACAAGACCAACCCAATACAGGAGATAGATTATGAGTATTGAAGAAATTGTGAAGGAAGCAGTGAAGGAAGCAATTAGTGAAGTGGACAAAGGCGAAATTAGCCAGCTAAAAGAAATTGTCCGTGAAGCTGTAAAGGAAGAACTCTATGCTACAGCCAAGCAGCAAAAAGAAGGGCTGCTACGGTTGCTGAACGTTGCGTAGTTAATTTTAACCCCAGTGACCCCCTTTAAGTAGCTACTTATGGGGGGTTGACTTAACAGGAGAAATAGATGCGCAATATTATATTAATGAAGAATCGTGAGCCTACACACGCTGAGTTGAACAGTCTGACTGAACAGCGTGACCGGCTCGTGATCGAAACAATTTGCCGAGCACTAGGTACTCGTGACTTCGCGTTGGCTGAGGTATACCCCCGCGGTAAGTGGACCGAGTATGTTGATGGCGAATTGTTATTTGAATTTGACGGTAAAGAAAAATTACTGGTCGGTCCACCAGTGTTGGATCGGTCTACCAATAAGTACGTGCAGAAAATTGAATACCTGTACGATAAAAATGACTTCATTTATCAACCGGTTGAGGTTCAAGACCCGGATGAGGAACTAGATGATGAGTAACGATAGAACAGAAATTCATAAAATTTTTAACGATATGTTTGATGGTGTAGATGAATCAGGAATTTACCCAACATCAACTGCATTTAGTCGATTAGAACTGTACGTTATGCAACAGCGATTCGAATGCTTGGGTTGGATGGTTGCATATGCCTGTGTTGCACGAGATGAAGGTAAAGATATACGGCTAATGGAGGTGCCAGATATTGTTTCTGCCATGGTGCGTGATTTAAAATTGGAGGTAAAATGACCCTCACTACCGTATTGCTTGGTATCGGATCGTGGCTTAGGGTGCATCCTGATGAGCCAATATTGAGGTATAATAGCTAAATATGAACAATCGACCTAAATATCACGGTGGACAGATGGTTATGATCTGTGGTGCAGGTGAACGATTCGACTGCCCTTGCATCATGGTTGAGAATATTATCTATGCCCAGAAGACCGATACCGATGGTGAACCGATAAGTCTCCCGGGCTGGTGGTACCTGTGGAACCGATACTATCCTTACCCGGTCAGTGAAGAACATGTATTTCCCATCGGTGGCGACTACCGACCAACATGGAATGATTGTGTGTGGAAACCCACCAAGGAGGCAGTGCCCAGTGAATAAAATTATAGGCTCTATTGTGGTGCTAATGGTGATCCTGACACTACAGGTAGCAATTAAGTGTGGCTACATCCAATACGGATTTGGTCACGTTCGTTTTGAACCCCCGAGGTGTGATCATGATTGAATTTGTCGTTGTAAACTTCCTGTTACTGATAATGACTTTTATATGGGTCATGAAGCTACGTGATCTGGTGGAAGGAACTTGGCTTGAGAAACCATTGAGAATTATCGTTGGCATTCCTGCCTTTATTTTCGACTGGTATGTGAATACGTTTGCCGCAACCATCCTGTTTCTTGAACTACCTTATGGATGGGAGGTGGTGACTGGTCGGTTGAAACGGTATAAGAAATACACTGGTCATCTCAGTTGGATTAAGAGATGGCGATTGGGATGGGCTGTTCATCTCTGTGCTCTAGCTCATCGATTTGATAAAGGTCATTGTTGAGATGACTGATTTTGAGATGAAGTTGGCTATCGTGTTGAGCGAATATAAAGAAGGTCTCATCGATGACGTTCATATCATCGCTGACATTCAACGACTCATCGCTGATCAACTCAAAAATACCCTTGAAATACCCTTAACCTGAACAAGTCGAGGGTATTTTTAAGTCCTTGATTTTAAAGGCTTACCCCGAGTACCCCGCAATACCCTTGACTTTCTCCCTACCCCCATATCTCACGCGCCATCTCGTGCGCTCATCTCATCTCATCTTTAAATATGTATATATATTATATTGAATAATTATATATATTAAAGGGTGTTAAGGGTAAACATTGATTTGTAAGGGAAAAGTACAGGGTAATGTTGTGGGTATTTATGGGGTATCGTGGGTAATTTGCAATTATGGCTGTAAAGGTCTATAAGATCGGAAATATTAATCATCCGGGAACCATCATGCCACCAGTTGATGAAAATTGTAGTGCTTGTAAATTTGTAGTTAATTTAGATGCTGAAGAATATGAGTGTCGTAGATATCCTCCACAAATAATAAATGCTCGACAAATGACAACAAAACTAGTTGATGCTTTCAAACGAACTGGGGCATATCCTTGTACTAAGAGTGATAATTGGTGTGGAGAATGGAAAAAGGATACGAGCTAATTCATGCCAAGATTAAAAAATAAGCGATGGGAACGGTTTGCACGAGAATATGTGCGAAATGGCTTCAATGCGTCTGCTGCTGCCCGTGCTGTGGGCTATAGCGTCATTTCATGTTCCCAACAAGGTGCGAGAATCATTGCGAATGAACAGGTCATGAACCGTATCGATGAGTTCAATGATGATATCAATAATGACGTGATCATGAATGCACAAGAGTTGATGGCTGAAGCGTCATCAATGGCTAAAGCGAACATCAAGGATTGTTATGATGAAGATGGCGCGTTGATTCATCCATCTCAGCTTGATGAGTCAGTCACGGTCAACATCAACGAGGTTCAAGCACTGGGTGCCAATGTAACCAGCATCAAGTTCGGCAAGGATAAGAAGTTTGGCATGGATTTGATTGCCAAGAGTCACAACTTGTTTGAAGCTCATCAGAAGTCTGGTGCCACAACCGTCTTCATGGATGAGAAAGATGCACAGTGCTGAGGTAGTAGCACCGGTAGCACCACCATTTCAGATTACCAAAGCTCAAGATCGTGCCCGGGACATGCTCATCAGCGATGCCATTCATTGTGCTCTAGGTGGTGGTGCACGATCAGGTAAAACATTTCTATTGATCCGACAAGTAGTGATGAGGGCAGTCAGGGCACCCGGTTCGCGTCATGCTGTCTTCCGCTTCCGATTTAATGCCCTCAAGCAGTCTGTGGTGCTCGATACACTCCCCAAAGTACTGAAGCTATGCTTCCCCCACCTAACCTACAAGCTCAATAAAACAGACTGGTTTCTGACCATTTACCATGATGATGGTGAGCACAGTGAGATATGGTTTGGTGGGTTGGATGATAAGGAGCGAACAGAGAAGATATTGGGCATGGAGTTTGCCACGATCTATTTCAACGAATGCAGCCAGATACCATACGCTTCAGTCATACTAGCCTTGACTCGTTTAGCCCAGAAGACCAAGAATTTAAGCCTGAAGGTGTATTACGACTTTAACCCACCATCCAAGATGCACTGGACCTATCTACTCTTTGTCGAGCGTAAGAATCCAATGGACAAGGTGCAGGTGCCTGAGCCGATGAAGTACGGGTTGTACATGATCAACCCGGCTGACAACATCGAGAACCTAGACCCCGAGTATATTTCCTTCCTCAAAGCTCTACCCGAAGCAGCCCGGAGAAGATTCCTGCATGGTCAGTTCGCTGATGATAGTGAGGGTGCGTTGTGGACTGTTGAACTGCTGGCTCAGAACAGGGTGCTTGGTCAAGTTGGTTCCCTACCTGATTTCCTGAGAATATCTGTTAACGTTGACCCCAGTGGTTGTAGTGGTCCCGAGGATCAGAGATCGGATAAGATCGGCATTACTGTCACTGCTCTGGGCACCAATGGTCATGGTTACCTGCTTGAAGATTTAAGTGGACACTACAAGCCCGAAACGTGGGGTAAGATCGCTGTAGATGCATACGAGCGGCACAGTGCTGACATGGTTGTTGCCGAGACCAACTACGGTGGCGATATGGTTCGTGCCGTGATTCAAGCTCAAGACCCTAACATACCATTCCAATGTGTCACGGCTACCCGCGGCAAGGTCATCAGGGCTGAACCGATATCCAGCCTGTACGAACAGAATAAGATACATCACGTTGGTCACTTTCCTGAACTTGAAGATCAGTTATGTGCCATGCTACAGTCCGGGTATGTCGGTATCACGTCACCAGATGCTGCTGACAGTGCGATCTGGGGATTCACATTCTTGTATCCGAAGCTAACCAAGAGGGCTGAGATGGGTCATTTCACACCACCACACACCAACCTGTCATCACGATCAGCCAGTGAGCGTGAGAAGCGTCGAATGCGGAGGATGTAAATGAAGGAAGCAAACAGGAGGCAAACCCTTGAATCACTTGAGTATGATATGCGCCTCAACTTCACCCTGTTCAAGATCAACCACACCCTCAAATTGTTGACCGTCCTTCGTGAGATCAATCAGAACGATGAGTTCTTCGGTATAAACCGGATCAGGCAGTATGCAGGGTCAGCACATACCGAGGTCGATGATATCCTGTTGCGAGGTCCACCACTATCGATGGGGTTGACGATGATGGAACTGATGAACGCTATCGATTGCGAGTGGTACCAGTCAGTCAACATGTTCCCCGAGACCTACGAGATGGTCAGTTGGATCACCCACTATCTAGGGTGTAAAAAGTTAGGACGTGTGATTATCACCAAGCTGGCACCGGGTGGGGTGATCTATCCTCACATTGATGAGGGTGAAGTTCCTAAAGTATATGAACGATTCCACTACGTGATTCAAGGCACTTCGGGCAATATATTCACCATCGATGGTCGCCAACAGGAGATGAGGACCGGGCAGCTATGGAAAGTGAACGTCAGGAAAGAACATAGTGTTGTCAACCAGAGTGATCGCGACCGAATCCACCTGATCATGGACGTGGTGGCATGAAATATCAGGTTGAAACAGTGCAGGAATGTTTGATCGATATGGCTGATCTTCACGAGATGCACTACGCTGAGATCAGCACACACAAAGAACTAAAAAAACTTAAACCTGATTATGATGCCTATTTGGAACTAGAGCTTAATGGCAACTTGCGGGTGATGACCGTCCGTGAAGACAACAACATGATCGGTTACTGTGTTACATTCATCCAACCGCACATCCACTACATTGACTGCACGTATGCGCTCAATGACATCCTGTTTATCCACCCAGATCATCGAGGTGGGACCGTGGGGTACCGGCTGATCAAGGAAGCTATACGGGATTTGAAGGAGAACACTGATGCGAATATACTTTGCATTCACATGAAGGTGAAGTATCCTTTTCGTAATTTACTGGCAAAATTTGGTTTTCAATTAACTGAAGAAAACTGGGAGGTTGAACTGTAATGGGTATCACGGCAGCAATAACATCGATAGCAGGTACCGCATCGGCGGCAAGTGCGGCAAGGAAGGAAAAGAAACGGGCTGATGCTGAACGCAAGAAGCAAGAAGCTGAGATGAAAAAACAGGAAGAAGAACAGAAACGAAAGGAAGAAATTGAATCAGCTAAACTGGCGGCATCATCTCCATTCCACGGCACCAGTGCTGCTAGACGAATAGCACTTGAAAGGCGACAACTGTCTAAGAGTTCAGGCAAAGGACGATCAGGCAGTGTTATCAGATCAACTGGCACATTAGGGTGATATCATGAGAGAAAGTGTAATTCGAATAGCAACCATAGTAGATTCGACAGCCAGCGGCAATTCTGGCACCGCGGTAGAAACAACCCGAGGTCAATCATCATACGAGGTCAGTGAGAAGTGTAGGATATCGATGAACATCACAGCCTTGGTGGGAACTGCCCCATTAATCGACATGGATGTAATCGGTATCGTTAATGGAGTTGAGTTTATTGTAGGTAGCTTTACACAGGCTGTAGCAGGTGCGTCGAAACAAAGCATAGTGATCGACCAATGCCCTATCCAACTGAAGGCTGCATGGGTTGTTGGTGGTACGGTTACTGACTTCGATGCCACCCTTGATGCCACTAGAATGTGAGGTTACATCATGACCAGACCAGCACCTAGTGCGGCGAACGCAACTCCCCGGCTCGGGGCAAAAAAGAAAATCGTTGGTAAGTATACCTTTAAGACATTCATTAACGACAAAATACAAACAAAACAACAAAAAGCTAAAGCTGCGGCTGCAAAAGCTGAAGCTCTCAAAAAGAGTAGGGGGTCAATCGCTGGTCAGAAGACAGCCTTTTACTACCGCAACAAGCGGGGTGGTGCCAACACACAGACCCGTGCTGCAATGGATCGACAGACAGGATATCGAAGACGCAAAACCGGACTAGGAGGGTGACCCATGGACATTACACAACTGAAACAATTTGCCGATGCGCGATTCCAAGATCAACAGCGGGTCATTCATCTCTGGCAGATACTAGCTGAGAATTTCTACCCGGAACGGTCTGACTTTACCCTGAGCCACGGTCTGGGGGATGAACTAGCCGATGGTCTCGCTAATTCCCAACCTATCCTAATCAGACGTGAGCTTGGCAACAGCTTCAGTGCAATGCTGAGGGATGGCAAGTGGTTCGACATTACCACAGAGGAAGACCCTAGCCATCTGGCTAAGAAGTGGTTAGAGTTTGGATCGGATCGGCTGCTGAAGTTGATGGAGCATCGATCAGCTAACTTCCGTCGAGCAACCAAAGAAGGCGACCATGACTATGCCACGTTCGGGCAGAATGTCTTATCCATTGAACCCAACAAAATGCGGAACGGTTTGCTATTCAGAACATGGCACTTGCGTGACTGTGCATGGTGGGATAACGATGAGGGTGCGGTGGCAGGAGTAGTACGCCGATGGAAACCGAAAGTACATGAGCTATTGACCTATTTCGGCAAGGACAAACTGCATGAGAATGTCGTCAAGGATCATCACAAAAAGATGTTTCAGGATGTTGAAATTATTCACTTCGATGTACCCTCAACCATGTTTCACTTCGATGATAAAGAGCTTGAGAAGTTTGAGTTCGTAAGTCTGTTCCTTGATGTCAAAAACAACCATATTATCGACAAGGTGGGCAAACGATTTAGAACATATGTGGTGCCGAGATTCCAGACAATCGCAGGCAGTCCGTATGCATATAGCCCCGCAACGGTGGTCGGGCTACCCGATGCCAGAACCCTACAGGCGATGACTCATACTTTACTGGAAGCTGGCGAACGTCATGCCCGACCACCTATTATCGCCACAGAGAACGTTATCCGCGGTGATGCCAATCTTTACCCTGATGGAATTACCTACGTGTCAGAAGACTATGACGAACGTCTGGGTGCAGCCATGAGACCACTGGCGCAAGATGCCAAAGGATTCCCGCTTGGTGTGGATATGGCTGCTGGTATTGTCGAGATTCTTCAATCAGCATTCTACGTTAATAAAATCGATCTGCCCGACAAGGGTGCAGAGATGACAGCGTATGAGTTTTCTGAGCGTATGAAGCAATACAGGCGACAGAATCTGCCACTATTTGCACCACTTGAGCACGAGTACAACGGTCAGATATGTGAGCAGTCATTCAATATCGCCATGGAATTTAACATGTTCGGATCACCTGCTGATATCCCACAGGAACTGGCAGGGAAAGAGGTCATCTTCAAGTTCCAATCACCACTGACTGAAAGCGAGGAAGAACAGAAGGTTCAGTTGTTTGCTCAGGTTTCAGACATGGTAGCTAAGGCTGCTGAGTTTGATCAAGGTGTTGCATTGAATGTTGATTTCGGTGAAGCATTACGTGATTCAATCCAAGGTATTGGTGCCCCGGCTAAATGGTTGGATGAGGTCGAGACTGTTAAACGCAAGCAAGATGCAATGGAAGAACAGCAAGCAGCGATGGCACAGCAACAGATGGCTGCTGAACAAGCTGGCGCGGCTGCATGAGCAAAACGGTAAATATATTTGCCATAAAGGAAATATCTGAACCAGAGCAACACGCATTACAAGCATGTTGGTATGGTGAAGCAACACCCGGGCAGCAGCGACTAGCACTGAACATAGTCATTGATAAATTGTCGATGGCTGATTTCCTACCTTATCAGGTGGGATCATTTGACGAAACTGCATTTCTTAACGGTAGAATTTTTGTTGGTAAAGCTATGCGGAGAATTTTAAAACTAGAAACAGAGGGTTGACCCAGTGAATATAATAAAATTATGGAAGTGGTGGATGATTGATCAATTTACTTTTCATGCAGAAGGTGATGGCGATGATGGTGGATCAGGTGCTGATGACGGTGCTGGTGGTGACGGTGGTGCTGATGATGGTAGTGGTAACGGTGCTGATGATGGCAATGGGAACGATGGTACCCCTAACGCTGGTGATGGTGGTGACGGTGGTGACGGTGGTGACGGTGGTCCTGCTGGTCTCTACGCTGGTTTACCAGATGATTGGCGCGTTCAAATTGCAGGAGAAAACGAAGGACAATTAAACGACCTAGCCCGGTACACCAGCCTTGAAGGATGGATCGAATCAGGGTTCGAAGCTAAAGAACGAATCCGTAAAGGCGAATTATCTACCGGGTTACCCGAAGACCCTACCGAAGAACAGGTGGCAACCTACCGTGAAGCCAACGGCATTCCTCCAACAGCCGAGTATGCGTTAACACTAGAACCCGGTGTGGAGATGACTGAGATGGAAACCGAGATCATGGGTGGTGTCATGGAGGTTGCCCATCAAGCCAATATCTCAACCGCGGCACTGTCAGCTATGACCACTGCATGGATACAAAACAAGCAGACGCAAATACAACGGATAGTGGATCAAGACGGTCTCGATAAACAAGAGTCTGAGCGAATCCTACGTGACAACTGGAAGGGTGATTATCAACCGAACATGGGTGCTGCTGTCAGTTTACTTAATGCTATTCCTGAAAGTGAACGCGATCTGTTGATGGAAGCACGAGATGGTAGTGGTCGCTACTTGATGAACTCACCATATTTTGTAAACTTCCTTGCTGATACGGCATTAAAGGCTAACCCGATGGCTACTATCCCGGGTGGTGGGTCTGACCCAACTGGTACTGCTGATGCAGTCATTTCCGAGGTCAAGAAGATATTTGCAGAGAATAGGGAGAATGTTGATTACTATAAAAATCAGGATTTGCAGGATCGTTATGAACGGGCTTTAGAGTTGAAGGCTCAATTAAATCAAAATACCGGGAGGTAGATGATGAAGACTTACAGAAGCAAAGATGAGGTTCAGGCAATGAAGGTTGGCAGCATCCACGGTGCTGTTGCCAGTGAAGCAGAACAGGGAAAGAAGCGACTGGTGCCCGGGGATAAGGGCTGTGTGGACCTTGGCTATACATTCGTTGGTCAGAATGTGGTCAGGGTTGGTGATTATGTCTTGTTCAAGAATGATCAACCATGTGGGGTTATGCCACCCGCGGAGTTTAAAGCCGCGTATGCCGCAAAGAAGTAACAAGGAAGCGTAATCATTAAAGTGGTTGCGCTTTTTTTTATCTTCAACTATTATCCAATGAACTGACGTTAGACCCCTGACATCAGACAGCAGCCCCGCACACCACGGCTACCCTGTCTAGGCTGAAAGAAGGCTACCTCAAACGATAAGTTATGAAATGAACTTAACTTTGAAGGAGACTTCTAATGGCTGAAACAGCCTTCCAAGAAAAGTTCCGTCAAGAAGTGATCATGGGATTTGAGAAATCTCACTCGTTGCTGCGTCGAACCGTTACTATCGAAACTGATATTAACGGTAACCAAGCTACGTTTCTGGTCGCTGACTCTGGTGGAGCTACCGCGGTGACCCGTGGTGTCAACGGTGACATCCCGACTCGCCCGGACAACCTGAACCAGTTCACTGCTACTTTGGTCGAGTGGCATGACATTCCTGAGCGTACACGTTTCAACATCTACGCTTCGCAAGGTGATGGACGTAGGATCATGCAGAAGACCAGCATGAAAGTAATCAATCGCAAGATCGATTCCGACATCTACACCGAACTGGAAACCGCAACCCTGACATGGGGTGCAACCAAAACCGCTGTCGTACTGAATGACATCCTGCAAACCCGGACTGATCTGGCTGAAAACTTCGCGACTGAAGATATGCCATGGGCAACTATTACGCCTAAGTTTCATGGTTGGCTCATGAAGCTGAACGAGTTCACCAGCGTTGACTTTATCAATGAAAAACCATTCGAGGGTGTGAACCGTTCGACTGCTTTCAATTGGTATGGTATCAATTGGCTGGTCGATGCAGGCATCGTCGGTGCCGGTACTGCTGTAGCTCAGTGCTACATGTATGCCACGGCAGCAATAGGTCATGCGTGTGACGTTGAGCGAATCGCAACCGAAGTTGGTTATGACCGCAAAAACGACAAGAGTTGGGCGCGTTGCACTACGTTCATGGGTTCCAAACGATTGCAGAATGCTGGTATCATAAAGATGCCACTGAATGATACTTCTGCGTTCACTTAATAGGAGACCTATGACATGGCGTACAATTCAGCAGACCTTAACCTTCTTCAAGCAAATGTTGGGCACAGCGGGGGTTCCTTGTGGGCTTACGTTGAACCTGCTACGTTGCTTGCCACTATCATTGCCGCTGGCTACATCAATGACGGTCTTGATAAGGGCATGAAGGTCAACGACCTTGTTTTAGTCGCTGGTGTAACCAGTAACCTAACGAAAGTTACGGTGGTTACAGCCGCTGGCTTAGTGACATTGGTTTAACTTAACACCCGGAACACTGGGGTCATCCGGGGTTGGTCCTCCTACCCCGGGTGATATTTTTGGGCAGAATAATTACCTGCCCCTTTTTATTGTGGAGAATCCAGTATGGCTAAAGATAAAACAAACACAGCCGAATCAGCAGAGTTGATTGAACCGATTCTGGTTAAGCATATGCAGCTATTGCAGTTTGTACACCAGACTCATGTATGTACTACCCGAACCAAGCGTACAATTCAGCAACTAGAAGACCCCCGAACATGGGCGTTTGCTTCAGCTAAATTGCAGATGCATGACCGGGTAGAGGTTATGGATGCTCAGGCATCCCAATTATCCAAAGGAATCGTCACCTATGCCAAAGGTAACGATATCCATGTGCAAATCTACGCACACTATCCGTTAAGTAATGCAACTCATGAAGAAATTCCACACCGTGATTATTTAATTCGGTGGGGTGGTGTTCAAGATAAATGGATTATTGTTGGTAAGACAGATGGCAACACACTTAAAGCTGAATTTCCAACTGACTTGGCAGCACTCAATTATCTGAGGGATCATTACAAGGCACTAAGTTTATGAGGTAAATCATGGCTCAAACGAAACTGGGGATATACAACGGTGCCCTGCTGTTACTAGGGCAACGTGCATTAGCCAGCGATGTCGAAGCAAGGGAACCCCGATTTGATCTTGATAATTTATACGATAACGGGGGTGTAGATTACTGTCTTGAAATAGTAAAGCCCCGGTACGGATCAAAGCTGGTGTTTTTAACAGGGTTTGCTCCTACCGCAATCACTCAGTTTACATGGCAGACTGATCTGCCTGATGCTGATTTCTTGGCATTGGTGGACCTGTTTGCCGATGGTAAATTAGAGCAACCCATCGAGAAGTTCTATCGCGAGGCAGATTTCATCCTTAGCGATTTTGAAAATCTGTACTGTCGGTACATACAGGACTTTGCAACATCCGGTCTCACCAACATGACCCCCTCATTTGGTCGAGTGGTGATGGCTTATTTCGCTCGTGAACTGTCGGTTAAATACGATCCCGATAGTTATGCTGATATCGATACTGAGCTTAATGCACGGATCAATATCATTGCCGATATTGAGAAAGCGAATGAGCCTCAGACCATGGGGCTGTTGCCAACTGTCCTCACTGATCCGTGGAGAAAAATCTACAATGATGCTTTGATCATTCTGGGTCTCGATCCAATTGCTTCCAACAGTGACGATTCGATCCGCAAGAACCGGTTAGATATTGCCCGGGATGCTGAGTTGGTCGAGGCTGTACTGGAAGATAATGCATGGGGGTTTGGATCACAATCAGATCAAATCTTTTTTAATCCAGCCATCGATCCAGCATGGGGGTACAGTTTTGCATTTGACAAACCAGCCGATCTGCACCGGATGGATGGAATATATTCTGATGAATTTTTCCAGAATCCAATAGTGGATTATATTGATGAAGATAATCGGTTTTTCGTCAACATTCAAACCATTTATATCGAATACACGTCTTCAACTTTTGTAGCTGATCCAACCTTATGGAAAAGTTATTTCAAACGACTGGTGGCAGCAAGACTGGCAGTGGATGCTGGTGGTTCCATTGAAGGTGCCAACATGAAAAATGCGGTTGCTCAATATGACAATCGGCGCAAGGAAGCACTGAGTACAGATGCTATTCAGAAACCCCCTAAAACACTCACACAGGGGAAGTGGGCACGAACCAGACGTGACCTTAACTCAGGTAGACGTGATCGTCCCGGTGGACCATGACCGATATTAAACGCGGGGTAATGAATAAGTTCAACCGCGGGGAAGTTAGTCCAGCAGGATTCGCCCGGGAAGATGTTGACCGTATCGATAACTCCTGTGAATCTATGGTTAATTTTCTACCCCAACGACTGGGACCGATGAGGTATCGTCCGGGCGCGGGACTAATCGATGTGGCAGTTCAAAATGATACGGTCTTGATCCCTTTTGTTACTGAGATTGCTGATCCTGTCCTTATTGTTTTTGAAGGTGGTGCCAATGCCGGGTTCAAGATATTACGAAATGATGCTTTAGTAGCCCGGGCAGCATCAACTACCGGGTGGCAGAATGGATTATTTGCTACAGGGTTTGCTGCTGGTCAGTGGGTAGATGCAGATGAGGGTCTTGCTGTTTCAGTTATTACTGGGGGGGAAGCGATATTAAAAGGTACCGGCACTGATTCAGCAAAAATTTTCCAGACATCTGACACCACTCAAGCAGCACCTACCGGTATTACAATTAAGGTGACACAAGGAATAGTCAAGTGTCAGATCGGTACTAGCGGGGTTGATTCTGCCAACCTGTTCGAAGGATTTCTTGAGTTCGGCATACATGAACTTGAGATTGATCCACCATCAGCTTTTACCATCACTCTTTCTAACGATAATTTATTTCGGGGTAAGGTCGATACTTGCGATGTGATTACAGCCATTACAACTATTTCATTTGAGATTCTTCAGGCTTTAAATATCACCTTTGCTACTGGTGACATACTTGCCAAGCTAAAGGGAGTTAGAGCAGCCCAATCAGCCGATGTCATGTATTTTGCTAGTAAAGATGTTATTCCATTCAAACTGATCAGGTGGGGTGCCACATCATTTTCAATGGTGCGCTTTGTGAATGTTGATGGACCGTATCAGACTATCAATAACACCAGCATTACCATGAACCCAACAGCCCCGTTCGATGGAAATATAACAGTGGTTTCCAGTAAACAATTTTTTGATCAGACAGCTACATTTGATTTTGATACGGGCACGTTGTTAAAGATGGCAGTGACTGGGCAGACCGTATCAGTTCAAGGCTCTGCCGACGATGTTGCTACTGGTGGGGTTTTAGTATTTGGTTCCGGGGATGCCCGACAGTTTAAGTTCTCAATTGTTCAAGATGTTGCCCCTACTACCCAATGGACTGTGCATTTGGAAAAATCTTTTGATGAGCTTACATGGCAGCTATTAACAGCCTATACCACGGTACAAACTGATACGCTCAATAACGATCTTTTAGATGGCACTGAGATTTTTTACAGGCTGAGAATTGAGACTGCCGACAGTGCTACCCTGACATTGGGTATCGTTTATGATTATGGCACGGTTGAATCACAAGGTAGATGTACAGCAACATCCACAGCCACCAGTGCAGATTTTGAATTTTTCGTGGCTCTAAATGTGGATCAGACTGTTCGTGATTGGTATATAGGATCATGGGGTGGAAAGAACGAGTATCCAACTGCTGTGGCATTTTATGAAGGTCGATTATGGTTTGCCGGTAGTAATAAAATATGGGCATCAGTAACCGACTTTTTCAATTCGTTTGACCGCAATCTTGCTGGTGCCAGTGCATCTATTCAACGAACAATTGGGTTTGGTGCTGCTGAAGAAATACTCTGGCTTGCGCCTTCATCACGGATGGTTCTTGGTACAGCTATTTCCGAAATCGATGTTAAATCAACCACCTTTGGCGAAGTGTTAACTGATTTAAATACGAATCTGAAGGTTGGCTCTGATCAGGGTGTAGCCAAGACCCCACCATTGGTGCTGGATCAGGAAGTTATATTTGTTCAGCGCGGTGGGAATAAGTTGATCGGCATTGATTTCAATATCCAAGCTGAGAAACATCTTGTTGAAGATTTTAACATGGTGAATCCTGAAGTTTTATCAGCCGGGGTTGAAAGAATGGCATTCACCCGGAACCCTGAAACCAGAATATACCTAGTGATGACCGATGGCACCATGCGGGTATTGCTCAGAGACAATACTGAGGACGTTTTAGGGTGGTCAAGAATTACAGTCCAGAAGCACAATGGGACCATTACGGTTCAGAAAAATATAGTCGATGTGGCTGTTATCCCCGGAACCCCGGAAGACCAAGTGTATATAACTACTGATGATGGAAATATTTTGAAGTTTGCCAAAACCACTGAGGTTGCCGGGGCATCCATATCCAAACATTTTGACTCATTCCAACAGTTCGTTTCACCCGGGGCAACCATACAACTATCCACTAATGAGTTTGCCAGCGGTGAGACCGTGGGGGTATGGGTAGATGGTGTTGATGATGGTGATAAAGTGGTTGACGGCAGTACCCAGATTACCGGGGTAACTGTTGGTACCAATGTTACTGTTGGTTACCGATACACTGCTGATTACAAAACTAATAAATTAACAAGCTATGACGATCTGACAGTACTGGCTTCACGTAAAAGAATATTGAATACAGGACTATTAATGAAGGATTATGTTGTAGGATCGTTAACTATTGGTCCTAGCTTAACCGAACTGGATGCGTTGCCTTTATTGGAAAATGGGCAGGCACCCGTATCAGGTGATTATGATTTTTTCCCATTTGAATTTAGTGGGGTAAGTGAAACTGATCCCCGTATCCATATTCGCGCTATAGGACCGTGTGATATATTAGCGTTGGTTTTTGATGTTAAAAATACAACCCATCGAACTAAGAAAGCAGCAGCGGCAACGGCACAACAGGCACAAGCATAATGGCTAACATACCTTTAACTCCCTATGACGCACCCGGTTTTGAAAGACGCAATACGGGCAGCAAACGACAACCATTCACTGGGTTCAGTGCTGAACAATTAAACATTGGTTCATCAGGAATGAATCTGTTATCTACCTATTATCAGACTCAGACCAATAAAGAAATGGCAGGGTTTGAAAAATTCACCAGTGAACAGCAAGCTAGGCTGCTTCTACGCAACGCTAACGCACGATATGCTGCTGGTACACGTCAGGCTGGCGAGATCGCTCATAAGGGTAGGAGGGCTGAATCTGATGCTGTAGCGGCTATGATTTCACAAGGTGGTACAACTGATCCTGAACTTTTAGCGAAATTAAACCTGCATACAACCCATGCTGCCCTAGCTGCCGTGTTCCAAGGAACGGTCGAATCTGGGTCTATGAGATTACAGGCACAAGCAATCAAAGGTGCCGGGGCTATGAACTATGCCAATGCCCGGGTTAGTTCAGCTAATGCCCGGTTGAGTTCGATGATCAATTTTAGCAAAACACTTATGGGGTCTTTTAAATAATGGCTGCTGTAATCCCAGATGCCAAAGCCCTGAACTTACCGCAATACTCAGGACAGGGTACCGTATACAACGCGCCCGGTGTTAAACCCGCGGAAGGACCAAATGCAATGGGTGTTCTTGCTGGTGCGGTTGAAGAAGAATACAAGAAACAGCAGCTTGAAGAATTGGCTGATGCCAAGCTCCAACTCCAACTCGGTCGCGTACAACAGGACAACGCATATAACCAAGATGAGCAAGTGGACACCATCGAGGAAAGGTGGCAAGGGAAAATGACTGAACATCTGGGCAATGCTGCTATGAACATCAGCGAAGGTGAACTTCGTGAGGCTTTCGTTCAGGAAAGTCAGGCATCACTTGCACAAGGGCAGATGGCTATAAAGCAGCTTGCTTTCACCAAAAAATCAGATCAGCAAATGGCGGCACTTGCTACAGCCGCGGATATTATTATGAAGGGTGCGGTCCTACCCGGTGGTGATGTTGTTAAAGGGTTTGAAGCTATTGAGATGAAGTACGCATCTGCTGCTACACAGGGATATACCAGTCAGGAAAATGCCGCAATACAGGTCATGGCTGTGAAGTATGCAATTGCCGAGGGTAAGATTAAAGGCTTGCCACCCCGGGCACAGATTGATGCGCTGAAGGAACCGTGGGCTATGGAGTTGCCCAACCATATCCGGGTGAAGCTGAGGTTGGAAGCTGAGGAAGAATTGTTACTGGGTGATGCTCAGGCTGCTGCCTATATGGGAATACAGAAAGAGTGGACCACTCAGCAAATGGATGATTATCTATTTACTACACCAGAGTTTACCAGTGATCCGAAGTTGTTGAATTTTACCCAACAACAATTTTCTGCACTTAAAAGAAACAGGCTAAGTTCCAAGATGGAAGTCTCTACAGAATTATTTGACAGTTATGCTGAGAGAATTATTGATGGTGCCCGGGATGGTAGTTTTAACACCAAAGTTCTGATGTCGGAAAACAGGGACGATTGGAAGCGAATGGATACAGGAATGAAGAAGGCATTGATGGCTCTTGAGGATGATGTTCAGAATGGTAATCGTCGTTTGCATACTGATCGTGCAGTTCTTAATAACCTGTTTGCTTTATATGGTGATCCCGACAAGCGGCTGGAAACGAAAGAATACTTCTATGCTAATTTCGATAAACTGAACGCATCTGACTACGAAGACTGGTTGAAAAAAGTTCATGTGGGCACGGCAAGCTCATTATGGGATCACCAAAAACAAGTTGAAAATTCTACCGTTGGTATGGGAGATAGAGAACGCGCTGGTATTTATAATGGGTTGACCAGATGGTATATAAACTTTCAGGAAACCCATGCCGATGCTGAACCGAGTGATAAGGATGTAGTAGAAATGATTGACAGCGCGATTAGACAGTTCAGTACAGGTGGGTGGTTTGGTAAAAAATCACCGTATGATATGACTGACAGTGAGCGGATCAGTGCATATACCGCGGCTGAGACTGATACCGAACGTGCTCAATTGTTAAAGTTTTACACACAGCAAGATAAGGTCCAAATTGCCTACGGTTATTTCAGGAATCAAGACCGGCAAGTTTTTAATGATGTTGCCCTTGGATTCAAACAACAAGGCAGGGAAATGAACATGCAAAGTCATTCAGCTTTTGCACGAGAATTTAGGAATCTACTGGAAATTCGAAATAAGAAAAGGATGGAAGAACAAAGTGCATTAGAAGCCGAGCAGCAAAGACTAGCTGGAACCAATCATGGAATGGCAATTACTCTTGGTATTGATGCCAATGCTGCCAATGCTCCTTTTATCGATAATTCTCATAAGTTCGCTGGTCGAGAAACAAACACCCCTAACGACATCCCACCACCGGCACCTAATCTCTAATGGCTATTACACCTGAAGAACGGGAAATGCTCGATGCTATGGAGGAAGCAGATGATACTGCTGCCCGGACTGTAGATCGAATGTCCAAGCATAACCCTGATCAGGCAGCAGAAACGCTGAACCTGATGGAAGAAACAGGGTTGCCCCAGAATATTGTGGAGGATGATCTGGCTGAGGCTAGACGTAAAAAACAACTCCAACAAATGGATTTGGGAACACTGAAAGACCGTAGTCCCGGTACAGCAGAATATTTAGAAACCGATACTAATGCCGCGGTCAGTCATGACGATGTAGCCAACCTTGAGGCTCTTGAAAAGGAGGTTAGGGATTCCACAGTTGATTTTGGTGATGTAGCGAAAAGCCTTCCTGCCG